TTGTCAACACTGAGCTCGGTTGTCTTAGCACCCTTATCGGTACCGAAGGCAAGGATTGCATCACCTACGAGAGCCATGAACAGCTGCTCAGCTTCACCGACCATCGAGGAAGCCAGACGATCTACAGAGATGTCTGAACCTGGAAGGCCTGTAAGCTCAGCAAGATCGCCAAGGTCACGACGAAGGCTGTAACGTGCAACGGCAAGCGCTACGCTGGCATCAGTGAGAGCGGTCTCTGACACGTCAGTATCTTCATCAGCAGTAACGGCGAACTTGTCGTAACCGTCAAGGCCTGCGATGCGAATAGTAAGTGTGTCTGAGCCGCGGCCATTGATAAGGCCATAGCTGCGGACAGCTCCGCTGTTACGGATGGATGAGCGATCGGCAAGCTTGAGTGCGATCTCTTGGTCAAGGACTGCTGCGAGACGAAGATCGGTCTCGAGTCCGGAATGCTTAATAGTCATGATGTACCCCTAAAAAGGAACGGTTTTATTGATTGTGGTTTTCTGCCGTTCCGCTTTTTACAGGTGCGACCTGCGGCCTCAGTGAAAGTCTATCTAACTCAACGCTGCTGCGTCAAGCCCGCAATGAGTGTGTCTCTATGCGCTTTGTATTCATCGATCGACATGTTCGATATGTCAGATGCAGACGGCAGAGCTCGAGCAGGAGGCGTTGCGACTGCGCCCACATTGGCAGAAGCCACGGGTGCAGGTGCTGCGCCGTTTAGGATTGGATTGGACGGGACCACTTCAGCCGGTGTAGCTGCTGCTGCTGGCGGTGCTGCTTGCGGTGTAGCCTCGAGCGGTGCGCCCGCTGGTGCGCTGCTGCCAAGCAGTGCAGAGACAGCCTTAGGCAGTGCGTCTTTATTGCTGAGCCACTCAGCAAGCGCTGTGCCCTCAGGTGCTCTGCGCTCATAGATAGCCAAGAGGTCTGCCACATCTTCGGCATCCGTGATCCCGTGTCTATAAACATCAAGCTGTCTGGTGTGATTAGTGGTCAAGCTCTGCGCGTGGTTGCGTGCTTCTGTCAGCTCTGCTGTCAGCGCCTCAACTGTCTCAGCCTTAGTGCGATATACCTCGGTCTCTTTCTTAAAGGCCTCAAGCTGTGCGAGCGCTTCCCGCTTATCTGCTGCCATCTTGCTTAGTCTTTCTTCAGGCACAAAGCCTGCTACATCCTTGCTACAGTGTGGACATGAAACGCCCATAGTTAGTCCTTCCTATTGTTGTATTGATGGCTTGAAACCTAGACCGACCTTGCCCATAATGCGGACTGCAGCGGCTGGCGGAATACCAAAGAATTCGATGAGCATGTTTAAGCCCGTGTCCCGTGGCAGCTTTGATGACGCTACAGCCTCAACAATGCCTTGAGCTGCTGTGACTTGCGCTCCATTGAGAACCACACGATCGCCGACGTCTGTGATGTTGCCCTCTGCGTCTACCTCTGGAGCCTCGCCCATTGGTAGCGCAGCAGCACCGCCCATGCCTGCCATGCCCGGAAGCTGTGGTGTAGGTGCGATCAGCTCTTCTGTCTGAATACGCTGCAGAGCTTCTATAGACCTTGCACGGCTGAGACCTGGGTGCAGCTCCATATAAGCGTCAACCTTGGACATGATACCGGCCTGTACCTTCTCAATCAGATCCTTGCGTAGACCGTCTCGCTCCTGCTCGCTGAGTGGGATCGACTGATAGCGGATAGTGTAGCCCTTCTCAGGTACGCTCAGGCCTGCCATTCTGTTGAGCATCTTAGCGCTTATGCTCAAGAGCTCTAGATCTCCAGACCTAAACATCGGCTCAAATTTGCGTTGAGCTTCCCGCTTTCCGCTGTTCGTTATGCTGATGGCGTAGCCGCTTCGTGCAGTGCCTCCTAAGCGCTGCAGATCTGCAGGTGAGACGCCAGCGAACTCAGCCACGCGCTGCTCATAGCTACTGATAGCCTCGAGCATCTTAGACACGTCAGACCCAGGAGCGAACTGTCCCAGCTGGGGCTGAAGATCACCGTCTGCGCTAAACATCAAGATAGAAGCCGGATCGGTGCTGATCGCTCTGCGGTTGCTGTTGTTGTTTCCATCCTCAAGGCCCATGCCCATCGGCATTGCCCCGATGCAATAGCGCTGAGGCCAGGAAGCGTCTCGCAATGTATGACCGAACATGGAGTAGAACACAGCACAGTTGAGGCTGCCGTAGACGACCTCTGAGCCTTCATAGGCATCGAATAGCGCCCCCGTCTTCTCTGCGTGGTAGAGCACTCCAGGAATGAAGGGCTTGCCTGCTGCGTCTCGATATGGGTAGGCCTCTCCGCTGCGCTCTGCTCCGAGATACGCTACGGTCAGATCTACATTAGCCTTGCCCGCGTGATCAGTATTGAGGATCCGCTCTACTGGGTTGGCCTCATCTCTGATGTCCAGCTCGTGCCAGGTCCAGATGATCTCGCGCGTCTCTGGGTGTTCTCTGAGCCTCAGCTCTCTGATAAACACTGGCACATCTGGGCGCTCAGCATCTGCCAGAGCGATGATACGGTTAGGCGCTACAGGCCTGTAGATAAGCTCACCGTCTGCAGTGGCATTGATAGCCATGTAAAATTCACGGCAGCCAATCACGTTGGCAGCGAAGCGCGGCATCATGGCCCACAGGCCGGAAGCGTCTACAGCCTTGATGAGCTCAAGCCCGATGTCATTACCCTCAAGGTGATCCACTACAGGTGCGCGGTCATACATCACGCTAAGCTGCTTGGTCACTGATCGAAAGATGTTCGAGCTCAGATCAGGAGTGCCCCAGGCTGCCTGCCTACTCGGGTCGACGTGAAGTGCTACCGCGTGCTCGAGGTCATCCTCCCAGCGTCCGATGAGCATACGCATACGCAGACCAGAATGCTCCCAGCGCCGGGCGTCCTCGGCTGTGGGTGCTGCTGGTGGGTGTGGTGTGGCGCGTGTGAGACTTAGGCCCATAATAATCCTGCCCTATCTTAATACATTTTCAGCTTGCTTGGAGCATATAGTCTGCGAGTGATTAACTCAACAGCTCCATAGCGAAGTGCGTCGATCGCGTGTTTGTATTCGTTATCTACGAAAGTGAAGTGTTCTACACTCTTGATGAGCTGCTTACACCTGGGGTCTACAAAGAACCCTTTGTGGATCATTACCTCATTTAAGATGCTGCAGCCCTCATACACTGAGCCTCTCGGCTTGTGTGCAGTTCTAATAGTGAACGGTAGCGATCCTGCGCCTATGCCAAGCTCATTCTCAAAAGCACGCATAAGACGATTGTTACCCATCTTCCCACCATATCGCTTGCCTCCATACTTTCTGTCGCCTACCCATCTGTCAACGCTGTGGTAGTTCATGCCCTGGCGTCTGAGCATAGCAAGCATACCGCGTGCGTGCTGTTCTGGGTCTACAGCTTCACCGCCGCTGGTGTATTCATCAAGCACCCAGATCCGAGGATGTCTGCCTGACTTATCAACAGCCACTAAGATAGCGACCTGTGACCCGGCGTCAGCTCCGTGATCGATGCCCACACCTATCTGCACCTTGACACCTGCTGGCGGCTTATCGTGGCAGACCATCGAAGACTCAAAGGCCTCGAACGTGCGGCCCTCTGTCGGCCCGTTCCACTCACCCAGCAGCCGCTGCGGTCTGTCCATCGGCAGATAACGCGCGGCCACATCGTCTATCTGTTCTTGGGTGAGCATAGGTAGCCCGCCCTCAGGTGTGACGTTCTCAACTGTCAGCGGTGCTGGGTGATCTTTAATCATGCCCGCCTCACATAGATCCTGCAGCCATCCGCAAGGTCTGCCGACTGGCGTCATAGTCAGCCCTACTCCTCCGAGGTTGCCAGCTCTGAGCACACGCGCGGACAGCTCACCCCAGATAGCCCGTGGTGGTGGCTCATCGATTCCAACGAATGAGATAGTAGCTGAGGCCACACCCAGTGAGCCCTGGTTAGTCGTTTTGATGCGGAGCCTGCTGCCGTTCTTAAAAGCGATAATTGGAACCTTGCCTCTAAAGCCCCGCCCTGGGTTGTACTCCGTATCAGGGTGTATGAGGTCTTTAGGTAGCACTTCCCAGATCTTGTCCTGAAGACTGAGCGATTGTTCCCAGCTATGGCACACCAGCCAACATTCTGTGGGCGCTGGTGGTACCTCGATGTAGGGGTGCTCACCCATGCAGCGCCAGACGAGCTCAGCACATTGAGCGTAGCTCTTGCCTACTTGGTTACCGCCTCGCATGAGCTTAAAGCGGCTCTGGTCTTGCAGATACGCGAGCTGTGGCGGAGTGAATCGAGCGAACTCAAGTGGCCTGGTCTTGGCCCGATCCTGCATACTCTGCAGGCCTCGCGCTAGAGCGTTGAGGTTCAACGACTACCTCGGGTTTTAGTGCCTGTAATTTTCAAACTGGCATCTCGATCATCATGGGGGGGTGTATCTAATCTAACGACATTGCGTGCCCGCACTGCTCCGAGTGTGGCGGACAGTTGATCTTGTAGTGACGCTGGCAGCTCAAGCACTACGCCCTGGATGAACTGTAGCAACTGCGTAGAGTCCATGGCCTCGAGTGGGTCGGCCTCTTCTCGCCTGCACTGCTCAAGCTCCTCTTGAGTCTGCATCTCTATCTTGTGCAGCTGGGCCAGAGCTGTAACTCTGCCCGTGTGGCGGCACATCTCGATGTCACCCCTAAGCTCTGCCAGCTTCTGCTGCTTGTACTCGACTGTAGACAATTCGTGCAAAGCTGACGCCGCCCGCTTAGCCTTCTGAGCCGCGCGCTTAGCTGCCTGTTGACGCTTAGCCATCACTCCGTGTGGTGCCCGCGTCTTTGCTTTGGATTTCTTGTCTTTATCTTCTGCCATTGTTCAAAATATTGGGATTATTTGGCGGAGAGCGAAAAAAAAACGAGGCCCACTAAC